GGGACCAATGGCATATGGAGATAAAGAAAAATTTCCAAGTGGCCCTTGGTGTAAAGAAGGAGATTGGGTGATCTTTGCAAGATATGCTGGATCACGTTTACCAATAGAAGGCGGAGAAGTTCGTCTTTTAAACGACGACGAGGTTTTGGGTACGATAAAAAATCCAGAATCTGTGTTGCATTACATATAACAAACATAGGAGAGGACTATGCAAAAAGAAGAAGAAACAAAAAAAGATATCCCTATGGTTGATATTGATACTTCTGGAGAAGGTGCCGAGATAGAACTTGAGCAACAGAAACCAGAGAATGAAGTAGAAACCAAAGAGGAAGTCTCTAGCGACTCGAAGCCCGCTGCTGAACCTGTAGAGGAGAAGCAAGAAGCGAGTGACGAGAAGCCGGAAGAGACACAGGAAGAAAAACCTGTAGAGAAAAAGAAAGAAGAATTAGAGACTTACAGTAAGGACGTCCAAAGAAGAATCGCGAAACTTACGAAGAAATGGAGAGAAGCACAAAGACAAGCTGATGAAGCTTTATCTTTTGCTAAAATTCAAAAAGATGAAAAAGAAAAACTCCAGAAAAAGTATTCTTCAATAGAACAAGCTGGTGTTAAAGACAGAGAAGAAGCAATTCAATCTGGCTTAAAAGCATCTGCAGCAAAACTAGCATCTGCAAGGGAAGCGGGAGATATCGCAGCCGAAGTTGAAGCTAGTAAAGAAATAGCTAGATTAGGCTCAGAAGAAGCTGAGTTAAATAGAGCTAAAGCTGCAAGAGAAGAATTAGCTAAAGCTGAACCAAAAGAAACGGAAATACCTAGAGTATCTCCACAACAGACAGCTAGACCCGATCCAAAAGCAGAGGAATGGGGAGCTAGAAACAAATGGTTTGGTACAGATGAAGCTATGACTAACACAGCATTCAGCTTACATAAAAAACTAGTGGATCAAGAAGGCTTTGACCCTCAAACAGACGAATACTATGCAGAAATAGATAAGAGAATGTCTCTTGCATTTCCGCAGAAATTTGGTAATAATGAGGCCAAGGTTTCAAACGATACGACCAAACCGACACAGATAGTCGCTTCAGCGAAGCGTAGTGTAAACAAGACTGGTCGCCAAACTGTCAGACTCACCCCTTCTGAAGTTGCTATCGCTAAAAAATTAGGAGTGCCATTAGAAGAATATGCGAAACAAAAACGTATGAACACGAAGGAGGTATAAGCATATGGAAAATGATAAAATAAAAACTTCTCGTGCGAGTCAGTCTAGGGACAAATCGAAAAGACCACAGACTTGGACTCCACCATCATCTTTAGATGCACCACCTGCGCCGGATGGTTACCGACATAGATGGATAAGAACTGAGGTACTTGGTTTCGATGATACCAAGAATATGTCAGGGAAAATGAGATCAGGATTTGAATTAGTTAGAGCTGATGAATATCCAGCATGCCGATTAATGCTGAGAGACAAAGTCGTGTAACTTTTGGTGGTACGAAGAAATAATTTCTTTGTGATATCAAGATAACTCGATACTAAAAAACTATAAACTAAGGAGTAAAAAATATGGCTACTAATCAAGATGCTGCATTCGGTCTAAGACCAATCGGCAAAATTGGTCAGAATAGAGATAACCAAGGTTTAAGTGAATTTGGTATTGCTGCAAGTTCGACTGCTATTTATCAAAATGACCCTGTCAAAGCATTGGCAACAGGTTATATTGGTGTAGCGGGTACGGGCGATCAGCTATTAGGTTCCTTAAACGGAGTCTTTTTTACTGACGCAAATACCTCAAAGCCAACTTTTGCGAATCACCTTAAAGGTTCGAACACTGCGACTGATATCGTAGGATTCGTATCTGATGATCCGTACGAGAGATTTGAGATACAAAACGTAACTACTCTTCCGATAGCGAATATAAACACGCTATCTAACATCAGCTATGTAGCTGGTTCTTCACCAAACTTTGTTTCAAAAGTTGAAGTGAATGGTTTAGTTGCGACAACAACAACAAGACAACTAAGAATCTTAGGTGTGACTAAGGATCTTGAGAATAATAATCTTAAGAACGCTACAACTTACAATACAAACGTTAACTGTGTTGTACAGATAGCTAATCACTTCCTAAATTCTGCTGTAGGAGTATAAGGAGGATAATATGGCGATAAGTAGAGGACAATTAGTCAAAGAACTAGAGCCAGGTTTGAATGCCTTATTCGGCCTGGAGTACAAAAGGTATGAGAATCAACATGCTGAAATTTTTGACACTGAAAATTCAGACAGAGCTTTCGAAGAGGAAGTAATGTTATCTGGATTTGCAAATGCACAAACAAAACCAGAAGGTTCTGCAGTGACATTTGACAATGCTCAAGAAACGTTCACATCAAGATACACTCATGAAACAATCGCTCTTGCGTTTTCAATTACTGAAGAAGCAATCGAAGACAACTTGTATGACAGACTAGCGTCTAGATATACAAAAGCATTAGCGAGATCGATGGCAAACACTAAGCAAGTTAAAGCTGCAAATGTATTAAACAATGCGTTTGACTCTAATTTTGCTGGTGGTGATGGTAAGGAGCTTTTAGCTACTGACCACCCAACGATAGCTGGAACTTTCTCAAATGAATTAGCAGTATCTGCTGACTTAAACGAAACTTCGTTAGAGCAGTCTTTAATTGATATTGCTGCGTTCACAGACGAGAGAGGTCTTAAAATTGCAGCTAGAGGAGTAAAAATGATTATTCCATCTGCGCTACAATTTACTGCTGAAAGATTGATGAAATCTGCTGGCAGAGTTGGAACTGCTGACAATGATATCAACGCTGTTGTATCAATGGGAATGGTACCACAAGGTTATGTGGTTAATAACTTCCTATCTGATGATGACGCGTTCTTTATCAAAACTGATGTACCTAACGGTATGAAAATGTTTGTCAGAGCACCAATCAAAACAGCTATGGAAGGTGACTTCGATACTGGTAACGTAAGATACAAAGCTAGAGAGAGATATTCATTTGGATTCTCAGACCCTAGAGGTATGTTCGGTTCACCAGGTGTGTAATACCTTACATAATTAATTAAGAAGGGGGCTTAACGGCCCCCTTTTTTTATGATAGAAAGAGACAATGTTTAAAAGAAAGAATGAACTAGTAATCAAAACAAATGAAATACCTGTAAATATTTTAAAACAACATTTACTTTTATTTCCGTACAACATGCCAAAATATTTTAAAGATATTCCAAGCACGTTTATGGATGACATGAGAAGAAGAATTAGATCTAAAAAAACAGTTAGAAGTTGTTCTGGTTTTATAAATCTTTTTAAAAGATGTATTGTGTTTACATCTCCATACGACATTGAGTTGTTTTTCGAACACGATGAAATTAGAGGAAGTGTTGGAGGACATGATTGGAAAAAGTATTTTAATCATCATGCTGATTGGCAGTTTATAGATTATGCAAAAAGTGATTACGCATATATTTTAAAATTTTGTCCTTATTTTAATGTTCAATCTAATACAACTTTATTTGTTACTAATCCTTGGTGGCATATGAATAAGTTTGAAGTCATTCCAGGTTTAATAAACTGTAAAGAACCGTTAGATTTGAATATATTTATACCTATTAAGAAAGGTCAAAATCACCTTTTTATACCTCAACACACACCTTTGTGTTATATTAGTTTTGAAACAGAGAGACAATTAGACTTAATATTTAGTAACAAAAAGTATAAATATTCTGATTATCAGGGACTATTTTATCGATTTACTAACTTGAAAGATAAGCTGTTAAAGAATATAATCAAATAATCATGATAACTTTCCGAGTACAAATCAGAGCATATGGTTACTACGCCGACTTCGACGTTGTGTCAGAAGACGACGATAAAGCCTTTGAAAATGCACTAGTTGACAAACTAGGAAAAAATGATATTGTATGGGAAAAAGATGGATTTAGTGATTCATCTAGATTATGGATAACCTATGAGGAGGTTATAGATGCAAACGCACGTTCGAGACTTATACAAGAAAAAGAGAGGTCTAGAACTTCAATGGGCGGTACAGCAACGTGATCACCAGAGATACACTCTGGATATGGTCAGAATTGATGACAAAATTAAAGCAGTCATCACTGAGATCAA